GCTCACGAGCAGTGAGCTTAACCAAATTATTCTGCTCGTCTGTTCCCTGTAAACTACGCGGAATAATATGATGTGTTTCGCTATAGCTAGTTAAAAATGCCCGTGTTTGGGCACGATTGATAATATCGTAGTACCAACTAGTATATTTGTTATCAATGAACGGCATAATAAGTATTTAGCAGATAAACGGTTGACTAATTATTACCAAAATTGTATAATTACTAGTAATATGGATAACTTAATAGAGAGAGTTAGTCGAGCTGTAGAAAATATAGCTGCAATCAAAAGCAAGCAAGCTAGGGTTGACTTGTTAAAAATGATTAAAAATGTAGATCATGAACTCAATAATTTAAATAAAGAATCTGTAGAGTGTCGTAGATTAAAACGAGAAACAGCAAAATATCAGGAAATTAAAAAACAAGCAACCAAAATGTTAGAAGATGTTGAATCCTATATAACGTTTGCAGTATTATTAGGTTGACTTTACTTCACTTTACTACTATACTATTAAAACTATGGCCAAACACGAAATTACAATTAAAGCATTAAATCCCAAAACTGCCGAAGCAAAGCACATTGGGCCCGAACCTGTTTGGAAAATACAACCAGACACAAGCAATCGAATCGCTAAATTAGCCACTGCCTTTCAGTGGTATAATTATCACTATGGTAAAAAAGACGCCAAAGAGATGATTGCAAATTATTTAGATTTTAATAATCGAAATCGCGACGCTAAATTAATTCGAGGACTTGCTGACAGCAATATACAACCTACCATTGGGTGGGTAAGTCGTATGACATTGGTGGGATTGCAATTAACTGAAGATGAAGAATTAATCCTACAAGAAGAAATCACTAAACTTCTAAAGATGAAACAAGAAATTAAACGTGTAGTCAGTGAAGCGGAAGTGACACAGCAAAAAACAACTATTCAAGATCATTTGCGTGATAGAGTAAGCGAATGTGCTGGCGAATTAGAAGGTTTATTTGATGACTTTATAGATTCGGGTGCTAAAATGACCGCCGATTTTAAACCTATTGCTTTGATTCGTGGAATGAACGTGGCTCCACAAATGATAAATCACATTTCCGCAGTATGGAAATTGAGATTAGACGAATTTAATGAAGTATTAGAAGGCAAAGACGAACAACTGGTAGAAGGTTATAGCCATTTGACCAAATTACAACTCAAAAACTGTGTGAAATTTTGCGAAACTGTGATCAACGACTGCGCCAGCTATGTACAGATCAAGAAAGTTGAGCGCAAACCCAGAGCCAAACGAGCTGTCAGTCCAGAAAAACTCAGTTCAAAGTTTAAATATCTCAAAGAATTTGCGGATCTTAACTTGAAATCTGAAGCAGTCAGCAAATTAGTAGGAGCTTCAGAAGCTTGGTTATATGACATAATAAGACGTAAATTGATACACGTAATGGCAGACCCTCATGTGGGAACATTTACTGTGAAAGGCAGTAGTTTGGTAGCTTTTGATTCAGTGACAACTGTACAAAAAACGTTACGCAAGCCAGCTGAACAGTTAAAAGCTATTATGTCAGCAGGAAAACCAGCGGCACGTAAGATATTCAACGAAATCAATGCTACTGAAATTAAATTTAGTGGCCGAGGCAATGAAAATCTAGTAATACTGAAAGCTTGGTAACCAACTAAATATAAGGACAAGGAGTCCTTATGGCACTGGAATCGCAATCTACATTAGAAACACTCAAACAAAATCTATTTGAATATGTTAAATTACAACTAGCTGATCAAATAGTAGATATTGAATTAGATCCTGCTCACTTTGAATCAGCTTATGTGAATACTATAGGCACTTATAGACAGAGAGCGGAAAATGCCTATGAAGAAAGTTATAGCTTCATGGAGTTGGTACAGAATGTAAGTATCTACGACCTTCCTCAGGAAGTGATACAAGTAAGACAAGTATTCCGCAGAACATTTGGCGATTCAACGGGTCCTTATGCCAGTAATTTTGACCCGTTTAGTCAAGCTTCATTAAACGTGTATCTCATGAATTTTAACGTATCAGGCGGGTTAGCCACGTATGATTTTTATAGTCAGTATGTAAAACTGGCTGGGCGTATGTTCGGAGCTTACATGAACTATACTTGGAATTCTGTTACAAAAAAATTACAATTAGTGCGTGATCCCAAAGGATCGGGAGAAACTGTACTGCTTTGGACTTATAATATGAAACCAGAAGTAAACCTCTTACAAGATTTCCAAATCAAACAGTGGATAAAAAACTTTATATATGGCAACTGCAAGCTAATTATAGGCGAAGCTCGTGAAAAATATGGCAGCATTAACGGACCACAAGGCCCAACTACTTTGAATGGTACCGCCATGAAAGCTGAGGGAATGGCTATTATGGAAAAATGTTTTGAAGATTTGAAAAACTATATAGATGGTAGTCAGCCTCTGACCTTCATTATTGGATAATTGGTTAAAATCTATCATAATGCAGATGATTGGGTAAACTCTTATTATAAAATATCTAAATTTGTGTTATACTTAATGTATGGCACAACATTTAATGATAGACATAGAGGGACTGGCAACTACACCAGACGCTACTATATTAACAATAGCGGCACAGAGTTTTAATCCATTTGGCACTGGCTATTATCTCGACCGTAACTTTTATTGCCGAGTGACCATCGAAAGTCAGGAAGATAGAGAAGTCAATAACGAAACTATCGAATGGTGGGCCACTCAAGGTGCCGCTCAAGAAGAAGCATTTAACGAAGAAAATAGAATACCATTAGAAGAAGCCTTAGATGGTCTTTATAAACTGGCGTGGCAACATGATTTTATATGGGCCCAGGGTCCTACTTACGATATAAACATTTTAGAACATGCTTATCGTAGCCGTAATAAAAAACAACCGTGGCAGTTTTACAAAATTCGTGATTGTCGTTCTGTAATCTCACTTTGGCCTGACTGCCCAACACCTCCAACAAGCCACCACGCACTTGAGGATTGTCGTAGACAAATCGAGAGATTACAAATGACACTTAAACATTTAGAAATAAAGGACATTAAATGATTATTGGGATTGTGGGTCTAATAGGCAGTGGCAAAGATACCATAGCTGATTATCTTCAGAATATCTATGGATTTCGTAGAGAATCTTTTGCCAGTACGTTGAAAGATGCTGTGTCTGCTGTTTTTGGCTGGGACAGAGCTATGTTAGAAGGCCGTACTAAATCCAGTAGAGAGTGGCGAGAACAAGTAGATGCCTGGTGGGCAGAAAGACTAGACATGCCAGAATTGACCCCACGTCTAGTGCTACAGCGTTGGGGTACAGAAGTAGCACGTAAAAGTTTTCACGATGATATCTGGATTGCCAGTCTAGAAAATAAATTGCGTAGCACACAAGATGACGTAGTTATCACTGACTGTAGATTTCCCAATGAAATACAATCTATTAAAAATGCCGGAGGGAATGTAATACGAGTAGTTCGCGGGCCAGAACCAGAATGGTATCGGTTCGCAGAGATGGTCAATCAAAAATCCAGCCCCACACTTGAACACAGCTGGGCCCAGGTCAAGCTGGACAAATTCAACGTACATGTGAGCGAAACTGCCTGGGCCGGCACTGAATTTGATCACATATTGGATAATAATCTAGACGGGTTAGATAATTTATACGAGCAGATCACACGTCTGGTTCAAGATCTCCGTGATGCCAGATAAGATTAGCTTTTTCTATATCTACTCTACAATTTAAGCAAATAGTTTTTAAATTACGAATCGCACTGTTATTCAAATTACCATCAATGTGAAATACCATTAACTGTGCTGAATATCTAGCCTTGAATCCACATTTATCACAGGCAGGTTTTTTCTTATAGCCATTTAACTGCCACTTAGGAGTGGGTTTCGGGATTCTCTTTTTTATAGCATTGCATACACTACAACGACTCAAGTAATAATATTTGCCTTTGCGCTTACAATTTATTGCTCTTGGCCTTTGATTGCACGCAGGGCATATAGGTCTAGGATCCATAATTTTACGTATCCGTGTAGATTAATTTGTTCTTCTCTATCAGTAAGTATAGCATACAGTTATTTATTAAGCGAACCAGACAGTCTGGTGTTCTTAACTGCCCAGATTTTTGATTATAAACTAAATATTAATAACAAATTATAAAGGATTAAACGATGGCACAAACATTAGTCTCCCCTGGCGTAGAAGTTACAGTAGTTGATCAAAGTCAATACTTGCCCGCCGCAACTAACTCAGTTCCGCTAGTAGTAATAGCTACAGCGTCAAATAAATTATCAGCAGATGGTTCAGGTGTAGCCACAGGAACATTGGCAGTTAACGCAGATAAACTTTATCTAGCTACTAGCCAACGTGCGTTGAGTAACTATTATGGATTGCCATTCTTTTATCAAACCACAGCAGGAACTCCTATTAATGGATACGAGCTTAATGAATACGGTTTACTGGCAGCTTATTCAGCCTTGGGTGTTACCAATCAGTGCTATGTATTACGTGCCAATGTAGATTTGACAGTACTTACCGCAAGCCTCAATCGTCCACTAGGCTCGCCAGCTAATGGTACTTACTGGTTAGATACACTGGATACACATTGGGGCATATTTCAATGGAATTCAGCTACTAACAATTTTACCAATCAACTTCCTTTAGCCATAACTAATACTGAATATCTATATTCTGAGTCTACTGTACCATTACAAACATATGGTAGCATAGGACAATATGCTGTGACAACCACTAGTACCAGCAATCCGGTTTATTATAAACGCGGCGGACCTACTTCAGCTCAAGCACCAGACTGGTCACAAGGACCTTGGACTGCCGACCAACTTTATAACACTTGGGTGCTGGTAGGAAGTACAGAATGGCAAACAGCTTGGGCCACAGTTCAAGGCCAAGCTACTCCAACGTCATTGACAGCAGGAAATATTATAATTAACGGTATTACTATTGCGATAGCATCCGGTAACACAGTAACTGATGTAACTACTCTTATCAATAATACTGGTATTACTGGAGTATATGCTGCTAACATTAGTGGTTCATTAAATTTATATTGTGATAGCACTGCTAATTCCGGCGAAGGTACAATTACACTAGCTGGAAACAGCGCAAGTCTTATTGCTTTGGGGTTGACAGCAGGTACATATAATGCTCCTATCTTCCAAGCCAGTCCGAGTTATACAGTCCCGCAGTGGGCTACATACAGCGGTAGCACAGCTGAGCCAACTGGTTCTGTTTGGATGAAAACATCTAATGTTAATCAAGGCACAGAAATTATAATTAAAAAATATAATTCCACACTGGGAGTATATGTTACACAATCCTGTCCTGTTTATGGCAGCGACGCATTGGCCTTATATGGATTAGATCCATCGGGCGGTGGCGCAACTATTGCTGCTGGATCTACCTACGCACAGAGCATTCCTTTTGACAACGGTACAGCTGGTTTATTGCTGTTGGAACGCTTCTCAACAGGATCGACAATTATTGCAGGTAGTAATACTACTCAAACTTTTATAAACGGTAATACATTTACCATCAGTGCTACACAGCCTGGTACAGCAACTTTAACCACAGCAACTGCCACGATAAATGGCACTACTACAAGTGCGTTCATTGCGGCAGTTAGCGCAACAAATATCCCTAATGTTAGTGCTACTGTTAACTCTGCTGGAAATATTGTAATCACTCACAGCACTGGTGGAGACATTATCTTAACTAATGTTTCTGGAACTCCTGTGACTGCCGCTGGATTTACCACAGATACTACACAAGTACGTCAAAATTATGTAAGTGGATCAGCTGCTGGATTGATACTATCTAACTGGGTTGGTACACCATTATTTTCATATACATCAAACAGCACAGCTCCTGATGTAGATCCTGCTACAGGTACATATTGGTACTACAGTGATCCAACTCAAGTAGATATCATGATATCTAATAATGGTTCATGGTACGGATATCAAAATGTAACAACTGACAGCCGTGGGTATGATCTCAGTGCAACAAATGCTACAGGTCCTATTATCAGTAGCCTTGCTCCTACTACACAGACAAACGCGGCTCAGAGCCCGTTGGTACATGGTGACTTATGGGTCAATACTTCAGATCTAGAACTTTATCCGCTGTTGTATCGTTGGCAAAATGTCAGCGGCGTGGATCAGTGGGTACAGATAGCCAATACAGATTCTACTACAAGTAATGGTATCATATTCCAAGATGCTCGTTGGGCCCCTAACGGTACAACAAATCCTGTCACTGACGCTTTGCCATCTATAGAAACTATGCTTACTAGTAACTATTTGGATCCAGATGCTCCAAACGCTGAACTATTTCCAAACGGAATATTATTGTGGAACACACGTCGTTCAGGCTTTAATGTTAAGTCGTTTGAAGTAAATGCTTGGAATAATCAAGCATGGCCTACATACGAATGGAGTAGTACAACAGTATACAGCATAGGACAATACGTAATGTACAACGGATTAGTTTATGCCTGTATTCAAAATAACACAGCATCAGAGCCAGATACAAGTCCTACTTATTGGTCTGTACAAACCGAGACTAATACTTGGAATAGTGCTACTGGTCTTCGTGTTGATGGCAGTCCTTATATGGGTCGTCAATCACAGAGAAAACTTATTGTAGATGCGTTGAGATCAGCTATTGATACTAATACTGAGATACGAGAAGAACAAAATGTTTATAATCTTATCGCAGTTCCTGGTTATCCAGAACTAGCTCCAGAAATGAGAGTTTTAAATGATGACATCAACAATGTGGCATTTAACATAGTTGATACTCCATTACGTTTGTCTCCAACTGATGTGGTAACATGGGCTACAGACAATGGTGGACTAGGTTTAGTCACAGGCGACGGAAATTTGGCTATTGGCGATACTTATGCAGCCGCTTTTTATCCAAGTTGCCAAACAACAGACTTGTCGGGTAATTTGGTAGTAACAGCACCAAGTCACATGATGTTGCGTACTATTATACGTAGCGACGAAGTAGCTTATCCTTGGTTAGCTCCAGCTGGCACACGACGTGGGTTAGTTGACAATGCTCAATTGCTGGGATATATTGACTCTATTACTGGTCAATTTTTGCCATTAAGTGTGGGCCAATCATTGCGTGATGTGCTTTATACTAACAACGTCAATCCAATAACATTTATTCCAGGTGTAGGAATTACTAACTTTGGAAATAAAACATTACAAGGCACTGCTACAGCATTAGATCGTATTAACGTAGCGCGGTTAGTATGTTTTATACGTTCTAGACTTAACACAATAGGAAAACAATATCTGTTTGAACCTAACGATGCTATAACACGTAATGAAATACGCAATAGTATCAACAGTTTGATGATAGATTTGGTAGCTAAACGTGGAATCTATGACTATTTGGTGGTATGTGATAATACAAATAATACACCTACTACTATAGATCAAAATCAGTTATGGGTAGACATAGCTATAGAGCCAGTGAAAGCAGTTGAATTTATCTATATTCCATTGCGTATAGAAAACACTGGAGCAATTGCAGCGCAGGCGGCAGCGTAAAGATATAGGGCAAGGTAGAGATATCTTGCCCAAAATATTAACTAAATAATAGTACAACGGAGATATTATAACATGGCAACATCATCATTAACTAACTTTACAATTCCATTAGGAGCTGACGGGCAAAGTGCTTCAACACAAGGCTTATTAATGCCTAAGTTAAGTTTTCGTTACAGAGTATTTTTCCAAAACTTTGGCACAAGTACTCCTACTACCGAATTAACCAAACAGGTGATGACATTTGATCGTCCTCACGTTACATTTGAAGAAATAAAATTGCCTATCTATAACAGTACTATTAAAGTAGCTGGGAAGTACACATGGAGTGATGTTACTTGCGAACTACGTGATGATGCCACTGGAGCAGTAAGTCAATTAGTAGGAGAGCAGTTACAGAAACAATTAGACTTTATGGAACAAAGTTCAGCGAGTTCGGGTATTGATTATAAGTTTACTACACAGTTCCAAGTATTAGATGGTGGCAACGGAGCAAATACTCCGGTAATCTTAGAAGAATGGCAAATATTAGGATGCTATCTCAAAGACGTGAACTACAACAAGATGGATTATGGGACCAGCGAAGCTGTAAAGATTTCAATGTCAATAACATTTGATAACGCAATTCAAGTAAATGCAGCTGGAGCCAGCAAAGGTGTTGGTCAGGCCATATCACGTACTAACGGCGGCATTGCTACTGGAGCAGGCACAGCGTCTGGTGCTGCTGGTTAAACAATATGTCATATTTTGGGCAGGGCAACAGCTTTCTACAGCCGGCTACTAGTCCATTACTTAAGGATTATACTCACGCCGCCAAGACTTTCCTTAGCAATGGGTATGGACTGGTTCCTCGCTTTAAATTTTTATTTCATGTAGTATTCAATATAAACACAGCGCAAATTCCGCAACTGCAAGCTCTATATGGATCTGGCAACAACGCCACAATCGGATTAATGGTTAAGAGTGTTGATTTGCCTAAATTTAAAATAGATACCACCACTCTTAATCAGTATAATCGTAAACGGTTAGTTCAGACCAAAGTACATTATGAACCAAGTAAAATAACCTTACACGATGATCAAGATGACACTATACGTACCATGTGGTATAATTATTACACATATTATTACGGTGATCCTAGCAAACAGTATCAAGGAATACCCACAACATCTGGCACATTGGGACAAATAGCCACATATTTTAACGGCTTTAGTTATAATGCTAATGATATCTATAGTAATACTTTGCAAAATGCCAACTGGGGATTTGTGGGCGAAAGTCCCAATGATGGTACCAATCCTTTGTTTTCAGTAGGATCTGG